CAGGGCGAAGAGTATTTATTTGGGTGTCCATATTGTAAACACCACAAGCGTAAGCTCTCAATAAACGTCCAAAATAACGTTTTTAAATGTTGGGTGTGTGATGCAAGGGGGAAAAATGTTCGAAGGCTTATTCGTCGCTTTGGCGGCTTTAACGACCTATCCCGATGGGATTCTATATGTGGAGTGGACCATTCAAGCAAGTCACTTGAAGATCTCTTCTTTGAGGAGCAGCCAGAAGAACAAAGACAATATATCGATCTTCCAGAATCTTTTCACACATTAACTAAAAGAAAGAAGACCTCAGCCGACCTCCCGGCTTACAATTATTTGCTCAACAGAGGCTTGACAAACAAAGACATCTTAAAATATAAAATTGGATATTGCACAGCAGGTCCGTATAAAAACAGAATTATTATCCCCTCCTTTGACAAAGATGGTTATTTAAATTATTTCATTGCCAGAAGTTATATCGGCGACAAAATGAAATATAAGAACCCAAATGTCTCAAGGGATATCGTTTTCAATGAACTAAATGTTGATTGGGATTCAGATATTATTATAACAGAGGGAATATTTGATGCCATTAATACGTCTAATGGAGTACCTATTCTTGGAAGTACTTTGAGAGAGACATCTAGATTATTTCAAAACATTGTTATGCACGACTCTAGCGTTTTTATTGCGCTCGATCCAGATGCAGAAATGAAAGCCATGCATATGATATCAAACTTTTTGAAATATGATATCGAAGTATGGAAGATGGATATCCCTCACGGCCAAGACTTAGGCTCTCTTTCGCGCAAAGAGTGCGAAAAAATCAAAGAAGAAGCCTACATGATGAATCATGAGGGGTATTACTTAGAACGTCAAATAATGTCAATATAGGAGGATTAATGACTAAGTTTGCACACATAGCTGACACACACATAAGAAATCTTAAATATCATTACGAATATAAGGTTGTGTTCAATCAGCTTTACGAACATTTAAAAAATGAGAAGATTGACTATATTGTACATTGTGGAGATATAGCTCACACAAAAACACAGATCTCACCAGAGTTTGTCGACATGGCAAGAGACTTCTTTCAGAATCTCGCGTCAATCGCTCCGACATATATTATTCTTGGGAACCATGATGGCAACCTCAAGAATAGCAATAGGCAAGATGCTATCTCGCCAATTATAAAAGCTTTAGATAATCCAAATCTTCATCTCTTGAAGAACTCAGGAGAGGCGAAACTAGATAACAATATTTGTTTAAATGTTTTGTCGGTCTTTGACGAAGACAATTGGGCTGACCCATCGGATGACAACAATATTAATATTGCATTGTATCATGGATCGATCTCAAATTGCAGAACAGACGTTGGCTGGCTTATGAGCCATGGCGAACATGACATTGAGATATTCGATAAATTTGATTATGCAATGCTGGGCGACATCCATAAGCCCCAAGCTTTAGATAAGAAAGGTAGAATTCGCTATGCCGGCTCAACAATCCAGCAGAACTTTGGCGAGACAAATGACAAGGGCATTTTGATATGGGACATCAAATCTAAAGAAGACTTCACCGTTAAGCGCTTGATATTGCAGAATCCTCGCCCTTTTGTCACTCTAACCTTAGATGATAAGGGTAAGCTACCAAAAGTCAAAAAAGGAGCAGTTCCGCCCGATTGTCGTCTTCGACTTGTGGCGAACACACATGTTCCGCTCGACAAGTTCAAACAAGCATGCGAAACCGCAAAGTTTAAGTGGAAGCCTCAGAGTGTGACATTTCTGAACAGAGCAGCAGGAGAAAGGTCATCTGTCGACATTGAAAGCCACGAAAGCATCAATGAAGATTTGAGAGACATCAGAGTACAAGAAGAATTAATTAAAGACTATCTTAAGGACTATGAAGTCACAGATGATACAATTGAGCGCGTCATGCTTCTCAATAAGAAATGCAACGACATCATTAGCCAAACCAATGATGTGTCACGAAATGTAAACTGGCAGATAAACAAATTTGAATTTGACAATCTGTTCAATTATGGTGAAGACAATTACTTAGACTTTGGCGGCCTTAATGGTATTGTCGGCATCTTCGGCAAGAACTTCACAGGAAAGTCCAGCATCATTGATGCAGCGTTGTTTACAATGTTTGGCTCGACATCAAAGAATGAAAGAAAGAATTTAAATGTCATCAACCAAAACAAAGAGAATTGCGAATCCAATATTGAAGTTGACGTTGGTAACAAGAGATATACAATCGAACGCAAAGCAGAAAAGTATATCAAAAAGCTAAAAGGTGTTGAAACGCTTGAAGCCAAAACATCTGTCGATTTTTATGTTACGGACAAAGTAACATCCGAAACAGTTGTGCTAAACGGTTTGACACGAAACGAGACAGATAAAAACATTCGTAACCACTTTGGCTCCATGGATGACTTCATGCTCACAAGCCTTTCAAGTCAACATGGTGCGCTAAACTTTATCAACGAGGGGTCGACAAAGCGCAAAGAGATATTTGCAAAGTTTCTAGACTTAGAACAGTTTGAGAGCAAATTCAAAGCAGCAAAATCAGAGTCTTCAGATATCCGAGCCATCATAAGAAAGATGGAAACAAAAGACTATCAGAAAGAAATTAAGGATGCAGCTATTGAGTTGGCGCAGAATTCTGTTAAACTTAATGGTCATGAGCAAGATTGCGAAGATTTGAAGAAAACAATAGAAGAGATGCGTTCGAAGATCGGAGAACTCAAGATGAAGATCTCCGCTGTGCCAACAGAGATTATAGACATATCAGATGTCAAAAAGAATATAGAAGCCAAGAAGAATCAGATCTACTCTCTAACAACAGAGAACAAAGACATTGAGCACGAAAAGAAAATAAAAGAAACATTATACTCAAAGATTTGCGCTTTCTTGGAAGACTTTGATATCGAAGCAGTGAAAAAAGAAAAAGAGAATCTTGTTGACCTGCAACACAAAGCATCAGAATTCTTGCAGAACCTCAAAGCAAAAGAAAAGGAATACAAAAATAATTATTCAAAGAAGAAGCTTTTGGATGGAATACCTTGCGGCACTCAATTCCCGAAATGTAAATTCATCCGCGATGCTCATGTCGCAGTTTCATATTTGCCAGTACTTGAGGCAGAGAAAAAGAAGATCCGCGAATCCATAGATAGCATTAGAGATAACATCGCAGATATCAATCCTGAAAGGATTGATGGATATCTTCATAAATATGAGAAGCTCTTGCAGAAGAAGATCGCAGCTTCAACTCGGATTACAGAGATAAGTTTGCAGACAGAGAAAAACGAAAGCGCAATTGAATTGGCTAGCAGAGATCTCAAGGACTTAGAAGCCAAGGTGGAAAAGTACGAACAGAACAAAGAAGCAATCGAAAACTTCCAACAACTGGCTTCTCAGAAGACAAAAGCCGATAAGATGTTGAAAGTTTCTCAAAAGTCACTTGTGATATGTGAAAGAGAGAAAATGGATCTTTATAAAGTAAATGGATCAATCGAACAAAAGCTTGCAAATTTGGAGGAGGATTATGAAGAATACAAAAACCTGAGAGAAGACTTTGCTGCTTACGATTTATTTATGAGATGCATGCACTCAAACGGAATTGCGTTTGACATCATCAAGAAGAAGCTCCCGATTATCAATGAGGAAATCGCCAAGACATTGGCCAATATCGTTGATTTTGAGGTTTTCTTTGAGATAGACGGCAACAAGTTCGACATATTCATCAAACACCCTAGATATCAACCTCGCCCGTTAGAGATGGGTTCTGGAGCCGAGAAGACAATCGCTGCCATGGCAATTAGAATGGCTCTGCTTTCTGTCTCTTCTATACCAAAAGGCGATATTTTCATCCTTGATGAGCCGGGAACTGCCCTTGATGAAGAAAACATGGAGGGCTTTATTCGAATGTTGGAACTAATTAAGATGCATTTTAAAACCGTTTTATTAATTTCGCATTTAGATTCCCTAAAAGATTGTGTTGATATGCAAATCGTAATTGACAAGAAGAACGGTTATGCACATGTAAATCAATAGGAGTAGAACATGTCAGAAGAAGAAAGAAAAGAAAGAGCAGTTGCATTGGCTGATCATTGGCTTAACAAATTGGCCTCTAGAAAACTTATGGTTTGGATTTCCGCCTGCATTTTTATGGGTATTGGAGTGTTGGACAGTCCGGATTGGGTCTTGTTGTCAGCGCTTTATATTGGTGGCCAATCAGTTATTGATGCGGTAGCCAAGATTAGAAATTCTAATGCTCTTTAATCTTTTTAAAAAATACTGGAAAGAAACCCTTGCGGTTTCTTTGCTAGTATGTTATATTATTAAGACACAATATGATTATGCAGTTTTATATAAAACATATATTGACTCCATAAACTCATATGACGACCAAATAGCTGAAATGCAAGATCTACACATAAAGCACACTTTGAGAAAAAATAGAATAATTGAGAGTTATAAGAAAGAGTTGGAAGGCATTAATAAAAAATATACAGATAAGTTAAAAGCTTTGGATAGCAAAGTGAAAGTAACAAAAAGGAAGCATGTCGAGAACTTCACAAAAAATCCTGAGAAATTGGTAGAAGATATCGAAGGTGCATTTGGGTTTGAGCATGTTAAATAGAATTGTAATTTTGTTGTTTTTCCTTTTCTCGTCTAATGCATTTGCAAACGAAGGGAAATTTAAACTTTTAAGTAAAGGATATAGGGCGCCATACAGTGGAGTTTTGTTTGATAAAAACGCCGTCTCTTCTCTATTGGCGATGAAAGACAGGCTAGTAACAGAATGTGATTTGAATATGGAGTTTGAGATTAATAAGTTGTCGACAAAGCATAAACTAGAAATAGATAAGCTCAAGCTTGATATGAAGTATTTGAAGGATCAGCACACCATTGAGATGAATGGCAAAAAACTTCAAGTAGCTAACTTGCAAAAGGAACTAAAAAAGCGAAATGGCGTTAATAAGTCATGGTATATTGTTGGAGGCTTTGCTGTTGGTGTCTTGACTACAACTACAATTGTGTGGAGTGTTAAGTGAGTGCAAAAAAAGATCTAGATTATATTGTAAAAGTAGAGAAAGCAATATCAAAAAAATATGGCGAAGAAGCGATACAAAACCCAAAGAGCGGATGGAGTCCTGATAAGGAAGAGGATTACGTTGAGCAATCCAAAAAACTTCAAAAGAAAATCAACAAAGGCAACCAAGAGAGAGAACTAGTAGAAGTTAATGGTTATTTGATGCCTAGTAAACTAATTAATGTTAGCAAAACTAGGACATGTACAATTTGTAGTGTTTACTCTTTTGATTCTAAGGACGGATTTTATATGAATCGATACGAATGTTGCTTTCAATGCTATATTCAGTGGGTCGAAGGAAGAGAAGAGAGATGGCTACAAGGTTGGCGACCAGATAAGGAAAATAAATAATGGCAACAACAGTTTCGGCTTCAAATTTAAGCATCAAAGTAAAAGAAGATATCACACTTAATGGCGTAAAGTATGCATACGAGAGCGAGCAGACCATCTCTAGCATCAATATGATCTCTCAGCGCATTGTCCGGGTACCCACAAGCGTCAAAACAGTACTGTCTTTTGGTACCGTAATCGGCGCTGGAACTTTCCATAATAGTGATGTAAAATATATTCGAGTAACTAACCTAGATGACACGAATTATATTACGCTAGGCTTGATGGATTCCACTGCTGATACGGCTTATCTTAAAATAGGTAAAGGCGAAAGCATGGTGTTCTATAACACTAGCGTTGAAGTCGCGACCAATGGCGCTGCGTGGGCTAGCTGGTCTGATTTTGATACAATAAACGCACAAGCGAACAGCGCCGCAGTTGATATAGAAATTTTTGTGGCATCTAGCCAAAGTTAAGGAGAAAACAAATAATGGCAACAACATTAGAAATAGTTAGAGGAATCTCGCAAGCAGTTGCAAATTCATACGATGGGGCGCACGATGAGCGTCTTGTCGATGGCGAAGATTTAGTAAAGAAAATTGGACTCCGCAGAGAAGAGGGATGCCCAATTATGGACTCAAGAGTCATGGACGGCTTTTTTGTAAAAATGCTCGGAACAGACCTTTATGTATATTACCATACAGAGGTGACTTCTAAAGAATCTCATGATGCAGGACTGGAGAATGAATTGAAAGGTTACTTAAATGATATCGTTAAATTCATAAAGAGTGAATATAAAAAGGTAACAGGCGAGGCTCTCTCGTTAGGTGAAGCTGGGGATATTGATATTTATAAAGATTTCATTTCCCGTCAACGCACATCTGTGATGGCATGCCAAGCATTCCCAATTAAGGGAATGGATGAGTCTACAGGCGCCGTTAAAGAACCCTCAGAGGATAGACTCGACAAATCTATCAAAGACTTTCTCTCCATGGGTAGAGAACAAGCTAAAAAACCTTCAAACTATACAGCAAAAAATGACTAAGAATGACATTCAAATTATCAAAAGAACAAGCTATAAAGGAAATACTGAAGAGCGGAAAGGATTCAACATACTTTGTAAATAATTTTTGTAGAATCCCGCATGCTATTCATGGCTTAATACGCTTTGATACGTATCCATTTCAAGATGATTTGCTAAGAAACTTTGAAAACCACCGATATAATATTGTCTTAAAGGCCAGACAGATGGGAATTTCAACGATTGTTGCTTCCTATATTGTCTGGCTCGTATTGTTCCATAAACACAAAAATATACTCGTTATAGCCACTCAGCTTAAGACAGCAACCAACTTAGTTCGCAAAGTCAAAGAGATGGTTAAAAACCTGCCAGACTGGATGCAGATAGCTAGCATGACAGTTGACAACAGAACTTCTTTCGAATTATCAAACGGCTCTGTTGTAAAGGCTTCATCGACATCGGAAGACGCAGGTCGTTCTGAAGCTCTTTCTTTATTGGTTATTGATGAAGCTGCACACGTTGAGGGCTTAGATGATCTCTGGACGGGTCTGTATCCTACAATCTCAACAGGTGGTCGCTGTATCGCCCTTTCAACTCCGAATGGTGTTGGTAACTGGTTTCATGAAACATATATCAATTCAATTGAAGGCGTTAACATGTTCGTGCCAACTAATCTCCCATGGGACGAGCACCCAGATAGAGATCAAGAATGGTTCGAAAACGAAACCAAAAACATGTCAAAGCGAAAGATTGCTCAAGAGTATGAATGCAATTTCAATGCTTCTGGCGAAACGGTCATCCATCCAGACGATATCATGAGAATAGAAAAGATATGTTGTGAGCCAAAGTACAAAACCGGTTATGACAGAAACTATTGGATTTGGGAAGAGTACAAGCCCGAGAAAAAGTATTTGTTGGTCGCAGACGTTGCTAGAGGAGATGGCGCGGACTTTTCTGTATATCACATAATCAACATCACAGATATGGAAGTTGTTGCGGAATACAAAGGAAAGCCGAACATCGATGATTTTTCAACAATACTGTATACAGCAGGTCATGAGTATGGAAATTGCTTATTGGTTGTTGAAAATAATAATATTGGTTATTCTGTACTAGAGAAGCTCATCGATTTGGATTACCCCAATTTATACTACAGTGTTAAGGGTACTCATGAGTATTTGGATCAAGTACAAGCTATAGGCAACAACAGCGCTATTGCTGGTTTCACGACCAGTATGAAGACCAGACCTTTGATTATTGCCAAACTAGAAGAATTTGTTAGAAATAATATATTGAAGATTCAATCTGGCAGACTGCTGAACGAGCTTAAAACATTTATATGGCGCAATGGAAAACCTCAAGCTATGAAGGGATACAATGATGATTTGGTTATGGCAATGGCCATAGCATGCTGGGTTAGAGATACAGCGATCATTGCAAACAAACGAAATGAGGAATACCAGAGAGCGATGTTGGATTCAATGGTATATACAAATACCAAGTTCAACACTCAGATGAAAGGGCAGCGTGGCTACAATTCGCGCCAATCTGTCTGGGATCAGAAGAAAGATCCTCTGACGAAACATAAAAAAAATATGGATGAATTTCCATGGATTTACAAGGGATAAAAAATGGCTGATAATAAAAAGAATATTAAGAACCCAAGAAACCCGGAATCAACTTTATATAAGAAGTTGACTAGGCTTTTGTCTGGGCCGCTTGTCAATAGGCGCACTCAACAGCAGCGCCGCTATCGAAGAGCGCATTTGGATAAGTATGATTTCAAATCTGCAATGGGTTTGGACTTCAAGAAGACAGCATACAATCCATATGAGAATTTGACAGCACACATCATGGCAAACCAGAATCGCTATGAAAGATATCTAGACTTCGACCAAATGGAGTTTACACCAGAGATCGCGTCTTCTTTGGATATCTATGCAGACGAGATGACAACTTCGACGTCATTAAGTCCTATGCTTAGGATAAAATGCCCAAATGATGAAATAAAGCTCATCCTTACAAACCTTTACGAAAATATCATCAATATTGAATCGAATTTGTTTGGCTGGTGTCGTAGCATGTGTAAGTTTGGCGACTTCTTTTTGTATATGGACATTGAAGAAGGGCAAGGAATTAAAAACATTACAGGTCTTCCCTCAGATGAGATTGAGAGATTGGAAGGCGAGGACAAGTCAAACCCCAACTATGTTCAATATCAATGGAATAGTGGCGGTTTAACGTTCGAAAACTGGCAAATATTGCACTTTCGAGTCTTGGGTAATGACAGGCACGCTCCATACGGAACGTCAGTTTTAGAGCCAGCTAGGCGCATCTGGCGGCAATTGATTCTTTTGGAAGATGCAATGATGGCATATCGTATTGTTCGTTCTCCGGAGCGAAGAGTATTCTACATTGACGTTGGAAATATCCCACCACAAGATGTGGAGCAGTTCATGAATCGTGTCTCGACACAAATGAAAAGAAATCAATTAGTTGATGCTAGCACCGGTCGTGTTGACTTGAGATATAATCCGCTATCAATTGACGAAGATTATTTTATTCCTGTTCGTGGTGGAAACAATTCTAGAATTGAATCATTGCCCGGCGGAACATACACCGGCGACATTGACGATGTTAAATACCTCAGAGACAAGCTGTTCTCTGCGTTGAAGGTGCCAATGTCGTATTTGTCTAGAGGGGATGGCGCAACAGAAGATAAGGCAACATTAGCTCAGAAAGATATTAGATTCGCCAGAACGATCCAAAGATTGCAGAGAAGTATAATTTCAGAGCTAGAAAAGATGG